CCTGTCATCAGGTCATGCAGTGCCGCACGGGCAGCGGCAAGTTCTTCCTGTCGCGTCATTCATCCTCTCCGGATAAGGCACGGGCGTAATCTGCCAGTGTTTTCTTGTTGGTTGCTGCACCATCCTCTTCCTGCAGGCTCGCCAGCAGTGCACTGAGATCCAGCTGCCAGCGGGAAATACTGATGCGCAGCGCCGCCAGCGCATAAACGAAGCAGTCGAGCGCCTCATTGCGTCGCTTTTTGCTGTCCCACAGTATTTTTTTCCTGCCATCCACCCATTTTTCGACCTGCTCTTCAGCAGTCAGCTGCTGCGCTTCGGTCAGATCAAAAATATCCGGGTTATTCGGGAAGTGAACGGCACCGGGAAGCGGTTCATCCCCTTCCGGCGTCAGTGTGAAGCGGTTATAAATCTGCTCTTTCGCGGTATCCGTACCGATTTCGGTAAGGTAAACCCCGTTTTTGTTTCGCTTACGTGGCATGCTGGCCACCGGCTTTCCGTAGACGGATGCCCCTTTAATGGGGATCACCCGGAACAGCCCATGTTTTTTCGAGCGTTCATACACAATGGTCGGGTCAATCCCGCCAGTATCCCAGCAGATACGGGATATCGACATTTCTGCACCATTCCGGCGGGTATAGGTTTTATTGATGGCCTCATCCACACGCAGCAGCGTCTGTTCATCGTCGTGGCGGCCCATAATAATCTGCCGGTCAATCAGCCAGCTTTCCTCACCCGGCCCCCATCCCCATACGCGCATTTCGTAGCGGTCCAGCTGGGAGTCGATACCGGCAGTCAGGTAAGCCACACGGTCAGGAACGGGCGCTGAATAATGCTCTTTCCGCTCTGCCATCACTTCAGCATCCGGACGTTCGCCAATTTTCGCCTCCCACGTCTCACCGAGCGTGGTGTTCACGAAGGTTTTACGTTTTCCCGTATCCCCTTTCGTCTTCATCCAGTCTTTGACAATCTGCACCCAGGTGGTGAACGGGCTGTACGCCGTCCAGATGTGAAAGGTCACGCTGTCAGGCGGTTCAATCTCTTCACCGGATGACGAAAACCAGAGAATGCCATCACGGGTCCAGATCCCGGTCTTTTCGCAGATATAACGGGCATCAGTGAAGTCCAGCTCCTGCTGGCGGATGACGCAGGCATTATGTTCGCAGAGATAAAACACGCTGGAGGGATCATCCGGCGTCCATTTGAGGCCAAACGGCGTCTCTTTATCGCCAAATTTAAGGTACTGCTCCTCCCCGCAGTGCGGGCAGGCAACATGAAAACGCATAAAATGCGGGGATTCACTGGCTGCACGCTCAATCTGACAGGTGCCTCTCACTTTGGGCGTGGAGCCACGGATGGACTTTGGCCAGACCGAGCCTTCAATACGCTTATCGCCCAGGAACGTTGGAGAGCCTTCCTGTTCAATATCCTCATCAAAGGCAGCAAGTTCATCATAACCCGCCACATCCACTGACTTTTCACGGTAGTTTTTTGCCGCTTTACCGCCCAGGCACCAGAAGCCACGCCCATTGGTGAAACGCTTCATGGTGAGCGTGTTATCCCGGTGCTTTTTGCCATACCACGGGGCCAGCGCCAGCAGCGACGGAATATCACGAATAGTCGGCTCAACGTGGGTTTTCATAAAGTTCTCGGCATCACCATCCGTCGGCAACCAGATAAGGGTGTTGCGCTGCTTATGCTCTATAAAGTAGGCATAAACACCCAGCAGCATTTTGGAATAACCGACACGGGCAGACTTCACCACATTCACCTCACGGATGTAGTCGCTGCCCATCGCATTCATGATGGCCCGCTGAAAGGGCAGTGTTTCCCAGCGCCCTTCCTGGTATGCGGATTCTTTCGGGAGATAGTAACTGGCATCCGCCCATTCAACGGCAGTCTGTGGCTCCGGCCTGAACAGGGCTCGCAGCCCGGCGCGTACATCACGCCGCAGAATATCAATCTGACTGTTCGATATATTCACTCAGCAACCCCGGTATCAGTTCATCCAGCGCGGCTGCTTTGTTCATGGCTTTGATGATATCCCGTTTCAGGAAATCAACATGTCGGTTTTCCAGTTCCGGAAAACGCCGCTGTACCGAGAGAGGGATCCCGTCAAGAATACTGGCAATTTCACCTGCGATCCGTGACAGCACGAAAGTACAGAATGCGGTTTCCACCACCTCTGCGGAGTCTCTGGCATTCTTCAGCTCCTGTGCGTCGGCCTGCGCACGCGTAAGTCGATGGCGTTCGTACTCAATAGTCCCAGGCTGGAGATCTGCCTCACTGGCAGCCCTGTAATCCTCAACCTCTTTACGGAGTTTTTCATTTTCGATATCAGCTTCCCTCTGCGCATACCACTGAATTGCCATGGCGGTATCAAATACAGATTCAACGCCCTTACCACCTCCGGAGACACAAGGGAGTCCCTGAGACTGCCAGCGTTCAATCGTTCGCGGATCCACGTTGAAAATTTCGGCAAGTTTCTTTTTATTAACCTTCATGAAACAGTCTCACAATAAATACAGGGGCCGACATGAAAGTGCCCGAAAATGACTTTTTTAGGCGTTTTCATGTCGGACCTTTTACGGATTCGATATTAGAAAAAACAAATAGTTATGTTCGAGAAGTACCGACATGATTTTCCCCGGAAAATTTTCATAAATAGCGAAAACCCGCGAGGTCGCCGCCCCGTAACGGCCCGGATCGCCGGAAAGGACCCGCAAAATGATAATGGTTATCATTTTCAATGTAGTCCGGTTTCTTCCACCATCGCACCGGACAGGCGACTATGAGGGGACAACGCCGCGCTCCGTTAACGCGGTAAACCCCGGTGTGTATCGTTTTTGATTATCCCCGCACACTCGCGCAGAGGAGTCTCCCGGTCGGGCTGCGGTCTCTGTTAATGCGGGGATACGGCGACAATACCGCGCATCAGCAAAACTTATTTCAGGCACTGAGTGCGGATATATTCCTGCGCCACTTCCAGCTGCTTCTGCATCAGCATCAACCGCTCTCTGAGAGTGAAATAATCCCGTTCAGCGGTGTCTGCCAGTCGGGGGCCGGTTGCATTATCCACGCCGGAGGTGGTGGGGGCTTCACGCACGGTACCGGGGCAGGTGGCGTTGATCCGCAGGCGCTTACGACCAGCGGCAACGTCAGCGCGCAGAGTTTCATTTTCAGCTCTCGCATCGGCTAATTCCCTCGAGTATCTGGCATCAAGTGCAGCAACATCACGCTGGCGCTGCTGCATATCAGTAATGGTTGCATTTGCCTGCTCCAGCTCACTGACTTTTTTATCGCGCTGCTCTTTGTAGGTTATGGCGTTATCACGGTAATGATTCAGCCCCAGACTAAGCGCACCACAGGCCACCAGCAGGGCAATGATGACCACGCACAGTACGCGGTTCATTTCACCACCAGCGTATCTGACCGATGAAATAACCGGAGGCCATAATCACAAACACCAGCCAGATAAGAATGAACTTCCAGGTGGATAATTTTTCAGCCATCACTCGAATCTCCCGAATCAGTTTGCTAAAATCAAACACACTTTCTCCTTTGACTTTTCCGGAGTCAGGAAACACAAAACCCCGCTTGGTGCCAACAAACGGGGTTTTTACTTTTATTCACTTACGTTTCGCCAGTTCGCAGGATTTCATGTTATCCGCCCGCGTGGCCATGCCTTATTTTTCAGCAAAATATTCTGCTTATCTGTCGATACCCCAGCACGCCAGCGCGCTCTCCTGGTCACGACGGGATACCTGACCGTAGCAGTTGTTTGAACGAATACGGCAGTCTCTGCCACCGTCCTTAATCCACCAGCGAATCGCCTCACACGCTCCCCTGCGGTCACCAGCATTCAGCCGCTTATAAAACGTCGACGGGAAACACTTACCGGGGCCAATGTTATAGGGACAGAATGACGCTATACCCGCTTTCTGTGGTTCGGTCAGTGGAACTTTAATATTGCGCTCCACCCATGCCAGCGCCTTATCCCGTTCAATGGCATTAACCTGGTCGCATTTTTCCTTCGACAGTTTCATGCCCGGAATAACAGGTTTACCATCCACCATTGTGGCACCGCGGCAGATGGTCCAGATACCCGCACCATCACGGTATGCCGTTGTGTGGTTACCTTCTTTTTCATCCAGAAACTGGTCGAGAATATCAGGCGCAGGCGCACCGATGGCAATCAACGCCAGAACGGCAGCCGACAGGCCATATTTGATTTTGGTGTTCATGGATATTTATCAGGATTTATCGGTTCCGAATCCCTGGATATGTTAAATCTTCAGCCCGCCAGCGGTAGGACACTGGCGTTTTTCCTGATGGCTGAAATATATCTGACAATTTCAGTAGAGGATTAACCATGCATAACGATCAACATAATTATGATTTATGCCTGCAAGCCATAAATGAGCGGGTAAAATCAGAGTGCCTCTTACTCCTCCCACAAGAACACGATGCAGTAAAATCCATTCAGGCTGAGCCGTATGGACATCTCACACCTGTGACTCTCGGCATTATCGCCAGAGCATTAACACAGCCCATGCTTATGCGTATTAAGACCAATATAAATAACTGGTTGAATGAAGAATTAAGCTACCTTGATTGTGAGTGGGACAATCATTACGCAAAAACACAAAAAGAACGCATCTTCAGTCGATTATCCAGCAACAGATAACGAGCCACCTTATATACGCCCTTTCAGATAAGTCATCCCCGGCTGCATCCAGTCAACAGGTGCTTTCTTAAAGGGCGTATTATCAAAATCACGCAGAAGAGCCTCCAGCACAACTGCATCATTGTCAGCACCACTGGCCATCATTTCAATCTCAGCTGCTACCTGCAGATATCCCATGCAACGACCAATGCGCTTCATCAGCCCCTGCTTTTTATTGTTCTTCAGGTAATCAATGGCAAATTCAATGAGCGCCTCACTATGCTGGTGCGATGGCGGTGTTAATTTCCCATTTTCTGAGATGGTTATTTTCCCGCCATCTCCGTATACAACAAAGGATGGCCGGTTACACTCCCATTCCTGATCTTTATCAGGTGCAGACGCAATAAAATAACGTTTATTTCCTTCCTCTCCGGCACTTTTAACCGTAATGGAGTACTCAGACTGCAGACAAGACGCCTCTTTTTCTGACCGCAGTGTTGACGGCGGCATCTTCAGAGAACCAGTAATTCTTCCCGGTAGCTTTCCTTTGTAGGTTATCAACACATCCTGCGCCTCTAAAATTATGGGGCGCTTTTCCGGCGACAGCTCATCCCCTTCACATAACCCGGCAGCAACATCCAGGAAGACCTGTCTGATGCTCCTTCTGGCTGCTGCCTCATAAACCTCCAGCGCGGCACCTTCAACACGGTCCAGCGAGATGTCCAGGTCAAAAATTTCACCGTCAAAGCGTTTTTTGTCCCGTAACGCTAAAGTTACCGTAACTTTATTCTCAAAATTGCGGATCCCTTTCACAATCAGTTCATAGTTTTGAGTCATTGAATTACTCTCCCCGTGCAGCCTTACGACGGTCCTCTCTGATTTTGAAATACAGGTTAGTCAGATATGTCAGCAGCCCAAACAGCAGACTCCCCAGCACGCCTATTGCCGCCCACTGAGACGGGGAAACCCTGTCCAGCAACTGCAGGAACCAGTAGCCCGTTCCCACCGCTGACGTGGTGTATGACACACCTGTTGTGATTTTTTCCATCTGGTACATACCCCGTCTCCCGTTATCCGGAAGCTGACAACAATAAAAAAGCCACCAGTTAAGTACTGATGGCTCTGATAACTCATGCAGGCATCTCAGACGACCCACTGACACTACCGGTGAGTTTAACGATACCTTCCATTTGACTGGCTCACTTTTTATGATGATGCCGGTGCATTTATCTCCAGCACCAGACTTTCTATCTCAACGCCATACGCTGCATTTTTGGTAATATCCGTCAGCGTCAGCGCATTCAGCCCCAGTGTCAGACTGTCTTTTATGACCTGGAATGCCGGGCCAGCCACTCCATTCAGTTTCGGAGTAACCGTGGCACTGCCGGCGGTGAACACCAGTTCCAGCGTCTGCCAGTCATTACTGTAATTCCCGAACTCGCCCAACTTTGTGTTTCCTGCTTTCTTGTGATGCATCAGATTCAGTTTGCCGTCTGTGGTCTGGGTGAAGAACGACATCAGGAACGGGTTACCAGTCCCGGTCATCGCCACGACGTCAGGTAACGCTACATCGGTATACAGATAAATTCCCAGGCCGAACTGGTTGTTGGCCAGTGCGCCTGACAGTCGAAACTTACAGCTCAGTCTGCCACCCCGTGTCAGCAGGGAGACTGCGTCATCCACCGGATGCATCAGGGACCAGGTTTTATTGCTCTGCTTGGCGATCTTAAATACACCACCCGACAACTGAATTCCGCCGTCCTTAATGGTCCAGCCCTGCGCAGCAGCCTCTCCGGCTGTCGGCAACAGGGAGATTGTGCGTACGGATGCATCTTCAGACGGCCCCGATGGCGTGTTGCCGCCGGGCGAGGGTTTGATTTCCGGTGCCTTACCACTGATGAAAGCTGAGGTGCGCCCGGCTGCGTTCAGAATAGCGGTTGCCATACGATCCGGAATAATGCTCCTGCGCGCCCATGAACTGAAATGTGTCGGGCGGTTTGATGATACCTGGTTTCCATTCGTTCTCGATGCCGCACCGTAATATCCTGATGCCGGAATATCCGGATCTTCTGCCGG